ATACCATTACCTACTGTGTCAAAATCACCTGACTGGAAATAAATTCCTTTAACATCTAAGAAACCCCTTGTACCAGTAACCGCATTAGCAGTAATTGTTGCATCGGGAATATAAGTAAATGATCTTTCAGGAGCATTACTGCTTTCTCCTGTACTATCATTATAACCAAAGAAACCAGTCTTATTGTTTGAAGATCCAGTAGATGAATTATAAGCAAAAGAAACACCACGATCAGTATTAGTATCATATGCATGAGTAACTGTAATCTGAGTACCAGTGGTTATTCCAGCTGTGGTTGTTCCAGTAAAGGTAATAACCTTTGTAGTGGTATTATAAGCAGTAACAGTAGTTACACCAGAGTTTGGAAGACCAGTAGCAGCAAGAAGGTCACCTGTATTAATACCAACAACCTTATCGACAGTCATTGTCGATACACCAGAAGCGACATTATTATTCATAATGGTCAACTCACTGGTGACATCACCAAGATGCATTATAGGATCATTCAAAGTTGATGTAGTAGAGTTAACAGTAGTTGTAGTACCATCTACTTGTAAACTACCCTTAACAATAACCAAACCTTCACTACTTAATCCATCGGGATATGGGTCAATGTATAGTGTATTACCACCTCCAGATTTAGTAGAAATTACATTGGATGAAATACCAACATTATCAAAATATGATCTAGTACCTTCAAACTTCCATTCAACACCAGTTACAATAACTTGATTGGAAGCATTATTATAGTAAATGCTACCATCCTCACCAGTACCAAAAGTTAATTTCTTATCATCTTCAAGATTTACACTACCAGTACCATTTGTTCTAAGTATAAGATCAGCATCAGCTGCATTAGTTGATATTACATTATCATCAAATGTTAATTGATCGACACCCCAAAAGTCAACTCTTGGCATGTTGGCAATATTACCTGCACCACCTGGATTACCTGCACTTTCCCTATCCATTATAGGGATGAATCCATTAGAAAGTCTAGTACTATCTGCGTTTCTACCTGATCTTACTTCTCCTGGTTTATTATATCTTATTAAATCTGTATAATACTTACCACCAACTTCTATCGGATCGGGATTGGGTGTGTTATTGTCACCAGCAAACAGTCGTCCACCAAAGGTTCCATGTGTCGCTAAACCGACGGTGACTGCTAATTCACCATAATTGATTGTAGACGGTGCTGCGGTTCCCGT